ACAGAAGTTGGCACGACGCTTTGCTCTTTTACCCTTTGGTTTCTTTTCAGTAACCGCAGTTTGAAGTTTTGATCCAGGATTCTCGCGGCGATACGCATCTACTGCTGCTTGACTCAATCCATCAGTCTTATCCTGACGATTGACTTTCTGCCAATCTTCGAAAATCTCTGTTCTCCAATCAGAATATCCTTCCTTTACACAACGATTGTAAGTTTTACCAAACAGTTCTTGTGTCCCTGCTTTTTTGTAACCCTTCCAGCACTTTTTACCTGCCTCATCTAAAATTTCACTTCCAATACCCTTTGATGCTTGTAATGGTTGTGGTTCAATAATATTTACAGATTCAACTTCTGTTGGGAAGAATTCATCTCTCCAATTGGAAAATTCATATCCTTCTTTTTTAGTTTTATTGCCCCAATTTTTTGCACCAACTTTGCGGCACTTGACTAATGCACCAGAAGCATATGCAGATGGCCAAACACTATATCTTGATTTAACCTTATGATAGCAATCATCTTTTTCTTCTACCATATCTAATTCAGGTTCATAAGAATTTTTTTGAGTTGCGTTATTAATAGCATCTCTTCTTTGCTTCATTTTATCAATCAAACCATCAGAACCAGTTGCAGGAGAATCAATTGCTTTATCAACTGCTGGTTTTGCGAACTTTTTTAGAAGATATGGAATAAAAGCAGCACCTGCACCAATAGCAACTTTGCCCCACAGTTCATCTAGTTGTTGACCTTCTGGTTCAAAATGTGCTTTTTGTAAACCAGTTTTAATTACTTGTCCACCACCATATTTGTTTGGTCCTTTTTTATCTTTATCTATAATATCCTGTAAGAGTTGATCGGGAGTTTTTCCATACTTACTGGCATCAACTTGTTCAACAGTTACAAACTTTGCCTTTCCTTTTCTATTTGGATTTGGATCTTCTTTACGTTTTTTTGCTGCTCTTTTATTTCTTTCATCTTTGCTCATCGATGCTCTATCATCAGCATCGCGGCAGAATGGTTTTGTTTTTTGACCAGGTTGTTTAGCACAAGGTTTTCCATCATACTTACCACCTGCTTGAACCCATCCACCACCTTTAAACCAATCACGAAGAGAATAATCTTTATCTTTTGCTGATTTTCCGTCTCTCTTACCTTCTAATATTTCAACTTCTTCTTTATTCATCTCACCACTATCTACATAATCTGCTGCCGTATCGATATAGTCTGCTGCTTTTGTAATTTTTGATTGAACCCATGCTTCGATTTCACCCTCACCTTTCTTCATTTTTTTCTGAAGTTTTTTAGTCGCTTTCGCAATAGTCGATAATTCTGAACGAGCCATTGAATATTCATGATCCTTCGCCTCATTTGCTGGATGGGGGCGGTTTGGATCATATTTAATTTGATTCATAGTAAGAATTGGTGCAGAATATCTGTCCCACATTGAAGGTCCATAGGAGCATTCATCTCTTTGCTCCATTTTCCTACACAACTTACAGTAACGGGTTTCGCTCATTGCTTTTTCTTCGCTAAATGGTGATTTAGATTTAGTTTCCTCACCTCTTTTTCTTTTCTTACGAGCAGCACAATGTGCTTTTTGTGAAAATCCTTTGGGATTGCCACAGTCTATTGATTTTTTGTAATCATTAGACCAACTCATAAGAAAAAATCTATTCTTTATTATTTAGAAAACCTTGTTTAAGTAACTTTGAAAGTTCCGAAGTTGATCCAACAAACACCGCATTATTAGTAACATTATTAGTTGTTTTTACAGTATCTTCCTCAACATCTTTTAATTTCTTTTGTAAATCAATCAATTTATCTGTTACATCACCTACACTCTTAATCAACTGACCAGCAACTTCATACGCTCTTGGTTGATCACTTTCTGCTGCAAGTTCCATTATTCCATTAATGGCCTCTTGACCCTTTTCTATAAGAGAATATAAATTTGCTCTCGTGTATTCATAATCTTTTTTAATGTCACTATTAGAACTATCGACTTTAATAATCGGAGTTTCTTTCTCAACATTGACTATTTCACTTTTTATATTCAGAGCATTGTCAAGGCTTTCATAGTTATTTGGCATAATTTATCAGATATCTATTTTACGTGTTGGGCTAAATTCTTTTGAATCTCCAAAATATTCCCAGTTCTCATTAAATCCAAAATTATCATCTGGATTTGCATCATAAGGATCTGGAGTAACTGTGTATCTTACCTCACGTTTTGCATTAGCAACGTCAGTATTTGTGTAAAGATCAACTTGTACCTTGCGAATAAGACCTTCTGAACTTTCTGCAATTGGACCAAACAGATAAGTTTTTGCTGTAAATGATAGAGTATATATTAAAGCTCTCCTAGTAGAAAAATCACCCTCGTAATCGTCCTGAAAAGATATATTTTCAAGAACCATTGGAACATCTCTTTGCTCACCAATTGAATCAACTAAATCTATAGTTAAATTAAATCCTGGTTGAAAATATGGTAAAATTTGCTCCACAATTTGTAAAGCATCATCATTTAATTTAGTTAAAATATTTAATTCAAATCCAATATTATATGGAACTGGCATAAAAACTTTTTTAATTTTTCCGCCATCATCACATGCTTTAAATGATTGAGTTACACTTGCTTTTCTTGTTGGGTCATACTGAATAGAAGTCATCTCAAATGACATTCTTGGTAAAGAAATTTGCGTTGCTTTATTTAATTCTGGTTGTTGTTGAATTCTTGCAAGAAATTTTTGTCTTGGACCATAAGCAATAGGAACTCTCATATCACTTACGTTATTGCCACTCTGATCCGAATGGCGAATATGAATTTGATTAAAAAGTGTACCAAAAGATATAATGGTCTTTCTTATAATTTCGTGATAATAATATGTCCCTAGCATTAATAAGTACCAAATGGATTTGATTCTGAAAAATCTAAAATGAGATCCGCTTCTTCTTCAATCTCATCGTTTTGACTGTATTTATCATATGTATCCATTTGCTCAAAACTTTGAACAGTATATAGAGCACCAGATTCCGTTCCAATAATTGTTTCTCCTGGTACAAATGTAAGTTGTGTAGCACCAATTCCAACGTTTGAAATTTTAAGAATATTGGTATCTTTATCCCAATTCTTAACTCTTGCTCTAATTTGGGATCTAGAACCTCGTATAACTTCATTAAAAAGATAAGTTCCAAATCCAGTAAGTGTTTCTGGATTTGCAATAGTTATTGTTGGAGTTGAAGTATATCCAAAACCAGGATTTGAAATATATATTGCTCTTAGAACATTTGATCCACCAACTGAACCGATAGAAGCAATACCAACAGCAGTTTGTCCCACTCCACTGATTGCTAATTGACCAGGTGCAGAGACTGTAATAACTGGTGCAGTTCCATATCCAACACCCGAATCAGTTATAGTAAATCTGATAACACCGTTATAAGTTGTTTCTATTGAACATGTGGCAGCAGCACCTGCCCCTCCCCCACCAGAAATTGTTATGGTTGGTGGAACAGTATATCCCGCACCAGCATTCGTTAAATAAATTCTCTCAACAGATCTAACTCCACCCCTAATAGTTGTAATCGCAACTGCAGTTGCATTATCACCAGAAAATCCTGTTGGTGAAGAACTTATTGCAACTACTGGTGCGGAAGTGTAACCATAACCATCATTATTTAAGAAAATTTCTTTAATATATCCGGAAGAAATAGTGCCAAGAATTGATCCAGTTGCTGTTGCAGTTCTTCCAACACCAATTAATTTTAAAGTTGTGATATAACCTTCTTCTTGAACCTGAGTATCAATTTCATCAATAGAAGTATCGATAACCTCATCTTCATACTCAAAGAGTTCACATTTTAATTCGTAAACATAACTTTTCCCTAACTGATAAAAAGGTTGCTCATGTTCTACAAATTTAACTTCAAAAATTCTTTGGCCAAGAGGAAAATAAATTAAATCTCCCTCTCTTGGTCTAGTGCTTAAAATTATTTCTCCTTCTCCGGAACCATCATCCAATGCACCTAAAAATGGTGCAATAAAATCTTCAAATCTTTCTTTTGAAATAGTAATTAGTAATTCATCTCTTAAACTCATTCCAAATTTAGTTAAGATGTCACCGGCACCAGAATATCCATCGTAAGTATTCACATACGCTTCGATAGCAAAATTATCATCAAATCTAGAAGTTTGAACTTCTTCTATTATAGTTTTTCTGTTAACAAATTTTCTCGGAATATAAACAACCTCAACTCCATGCATTCTAAGATGCTCATTTACCAAATCCTGAATAAGTCTTTGTTCAGAAGATGTTCCCTGTAAAAAGAAAGGATTAAGTGCCATTATCCAATAAAGTCGTATGGTGGAAGTTCATAATCCATTGACATTCTCTTGGTTATTTCATCAATTTCTCTTTCTGCATCTTCATATATTTCTCTACCATTAAATTCCAGTCCACCTGGCAATTTAACACCTCTAAACTTAATTAGGTTTTGACCCCACTGCCTCTTAATTAATGCAGTTAAATATCTTTTTACAAAACTGTCATTATAAACTTTTGTAAAATCATTTGGATTCAAAATTCTATAACAATCCAAAACAAGAAAGTTTCCAGCAGATTGTGCTCCCCATTCAATATCCAAATATAATCTATTTTGTCTTTTATTAAATCTCAACTGCTTATCTGTTGTGAGTAAAAAATCAATATCGGATAGATATGATTTAACCATAGAATATTGTAAAAGTTCAACTGAATTGAAATAATATAAATCATTTAAAAATAGTTGATATTTAATACTAAACATTCCACCAGAGATGGAACTAGTATCAAATTTAAATACATTTTCAATACCAATTACTGAATCTGGAACTTGAATATAATTTGAAGACTCATACCAATTATAGGTTGTTCCAGTTGTCGATGTTGCTGTTGATGTTGTAATTCCAGGTCCTCTTGGAGACTTTGAAGTTGCTTTACCCTTATCAATATCATCTTGTGTTATTTGATATTTTAAATACATTCTCTCAACACCATCAAAGTGGCGTTCATTGAAGTATTGAAGGGCATCGTCAACCAAATCATCTATTTGATCGTCATCGACGTTAATTTCCAGCACAGGCGCTCCCAGGCGCCTTAGACAGTAATCAATAAGTTCTTGCCTACTTGCTGGTTTTGCCATTTTTCTCTTTACTCTTCAGATTCTTTGGATTTCTTCAACTCATCATACTTATTTTGAAGTTCAAGATTTGCTGCTAAAAGTTCATTTTTTTCTTGAGCAAAATCATCAGATAAAGTTTGGAGTTTTGCTTCTAACAAAACATTTTGATTTGTTAGTGTTGATAATTTTTGATTATACAAACGCACTAAAACATTAATATCAACTTCACTATCTCTGGTCATAAATCAAAAAGTTCCCCCGTCAAGAGTTGATGTCCAATGTGGCTTATTAGTATATATGGTAGAAACAGTGGAGGGTGTTATAGAGAGATTTTGAATTGCTCCATTATCACCTTCTTTTCTGATATTATAAGTATTTGTAAATGTACCCTCAACACCAATAAGACTTACTGAAACTAATGTTCCACCAGTTTCAACGATACCATATGCACCACTAGTATCTTGTTTGATGATATCCCCAGCAGTTACTGAGATTGAAGATGGTAATGATAAAGTAACTTTTGTGATAGCAGTTAATATCTGCTTAGATGTGATTACTGGTGATGATGGATTATTTGTAGAAGTCTGCAGTCCATCAGAATCAAAATATACAACACCGTGAGTGTTAAAATCACCAGTTTGGTAGTAAATACCCTTAACATCAAGATATCCTCTTGTCCCAGTTACATTTCCAGGAGATGTAATTGTGGAATCTGGAATATAAGTCCATGATCTTGCTGGTGCGGCACTACCAGTATTTGTACCATCAATATAACCAAAAAATCCAGTCTTATTGTTTGCTGTACCTACGCCAGTATTATAATCAAAAGCAACACCACGATCAGTATTAGTATCAAATGCGTGTGTAATTGTTAATTGTGTAGTTGTACTAATACCAGCAGTTGTGGTTCCTTCAATTGTGATAATTTTTGTGGTACTATTGTATGCTGTAATAGTCGTTATACCACTATTTGGTAATGATGCACTACCTTGAATAATATCACCAGTGTTGATGCCAACTACAGAATCAATAGTAATTGTAGAAACACCAGATGCCACTGGCGACATAACAGTTCTAGTGCTTGTTACGTCACCGATAACAATTATTGGATCATTAATTGATAGAACTGTTGAATTTACAGATGTGGTTGTTCCATCAACATGTAGATTTCCTTTAATAACAACTGTTCCATCACTACTTAATCCATCAGGATATGGATCAATGTATAGAGTGTCACCACTACCGGACAATGTTGATATTACATTATCTTGAATTCTAACGGAGTCAAATACTGATGTGCCACTAATGTTTATTGAACCACCAACATTGAGATTTTTTTCAATTCCAACACCACCCTCAACTACAAGAGCACCGGTGTCTTTATTGGTAGACTCAGTTATATCGCCAATGTTAATTGCTACGCCATCGGCAAATGCCCAATCAGCACCTTCTATTTCAAATCTATTATCAGTTGCTTCATCATATCTAAGTTTTACATCTTTATCATTACCAAAACTTAGATAATTATCATCGACAATATTAACTTCACCAGTTCCATTTGGATCTAAAACAATATCACCATCAGTGTTAGTTGATAATAATGTATTACCATCAAGACGTAAGTTATCTACGTTCCACTGATCTACTTTTCTATTACTATCAAGAACAGCAACTATACCACCATCACTATTTCTTGTATTTGAAACCCCAGCAACAGTACCTGGTTGGTGCTCCATCATGGAGGTGTAATAATATCCACCTACTGGATTTACATTATTACCATCATCACCAACATAAATTCTATCTTTATATTGATTAAGACCCCCGTAACTTCCAATACCTGTTACATATGCTAATTCACCCCAATTTAGACTGGAAGGTTTGTTAGTACCTGAGGATCTTTTGATCCTGATAATACTTGCCATTTAGAAATTTCCCCCGTTGATGTCTAAATTCTGTGTTGCCCCTGGTGTAAGGGTTAATGTAGCGTCCCATTTTCTAGTGGCACCATTATAAACTAGAACCATACCATCAAGCAAATTTGTGGCATTAACATCACTAAGTTCAGACAAAGAAAGACCTTGAGCACCAGCAAGTGAAGATATAACTTTTACTGCGGGTTGTTGCCCTACTCTGAC